ATTGAAAGATGAAGCATCAAAGCTGAAAACCACGATTGGTGAATTGGTAACATCGATGTACAGGGATTGGATGGCACGCGGCCGCCCAGACTTGAGAACAATGATTGTTCCAAAACGCAAATTGGAAGATCCAATTTCATCGCCAAAAAATGGCGTTGATCCCTATATGTGCCCACCGTTTTGGGCGCAAAAAGGCACAGATGATGGAACCTGATAGCATCCAAATTGAGATCAACCACCTTCGGAAGCGGATTTGCGAATTGGAACAGCAGTGCGCTGACTTCCAATCCATCCTCAAGGACCCTGATGAATTGGAAAGAATCATCGCCAAGCTGCGCGCTGAGAAAGAAGACGAAACAGACCATTGTATGTAGGTTGCCAGCAGTCGTGGGTCACCACATGGACCTGTCGATAGGGCGAATTGACGCCAGTTTGTGGAGCACAGGCGTAGGCCGGAGGTCACCGTTGTTATTTCGCAGTAGCCACGGAGCCTATCACCCCCGGCACAAACCAATAGGGCAAAGCCGATGGCGATGAAGCAGGCAAAGAATCACGACGCCGGAGCGGAGACCGGTGCTGGCTTATATATGGGCATGGGCAAATTTGCATATGTACTGGCTCAAAACAGTGTCTGGGAAGGTTTTGCCCATGCCCACCTATCTCGTAAAATTGGAGTTGGAGTGATTTGGGTTACATGTCGCCATCACGCTCGACAATCAGGTGGAAATTGACTGTCAACCAATTTGAACAGAAGTACAAGGTCAGAATCCGACCCAAGCCCGAGCTTTGGCCAATGCGTTTTGTAGCTTGGTTGTTTAGCTTCGGACCAAAATACAAACGTGAAGGGCGTGAGCCGGAAGACAGAGGCGAGCGCTTCATGAATCGTTTCGTCACCACATATCGGCTCCCTTTCGACCCTGTTCCAACCATAGCTATCCCAGCCAATTTCAACATCACTCATCCAAAGTGGTGGTGGTTGTTTGAACATGAAATGGTTCACGCCAATGACATGCGTGGTCCTTTCCAATTGTTCAGGATGGCCTTCTTGGTCGCCATCATCCCGTTGCCAATTATCCTATCCGGCCGCTGGTACATTGAACGTGACGCGTTTTGGAATGATATCAAATGGGGAATCAAGTCACCGGAGCGCGTTGCGCAGATGCTCTGGGATGACTACTTCTGGGCTTGGCCCAAAAAGTGGGTTATCCAATATTACAGACAGCGTTTGAGGAATGAAGCAAGAGGCCGTACGGGATGACATTGTCAGAAGCTCAAGCCTTGCAAGACCGGACGCGGCGTGCCAAAAAGGCATGCCAACGTGCTGACAAAGAAGTGGCAGCAGCGGCCAAGGCCGTATCCAAAACAAAAGCAAGATGGGACGTGGCCACCAAAAAACAAATGTTGGCCAAAGCCAAGTATGATGGGCTACAACGTCAACTTGCTCAATATGGTATCAATGAAACCCAAAAAGGATTCAGGATCAAGAACGGCCACATCCAGCCAACTGTGTGAAACTAGCCTGTAAGGTGGTTTGAGGTTAATCTTGGGCTAAACCGCCCCCAGCAGTCGCAGGCCGAAGTCAACCCATGGACTGAAGGCTGTCAAGGGGCACTCACAAGGAGCTGAGACAATGGGCAGTGGCGTACAAAGAACACGGTGTGGATCATTCTATGGAACGGCCGCCAACATCGACATCCGGACCGTTGGGTTCAGACCTCGGAAGGTGGAGCTGTACAACGTGGATGGCTTGGCCACCCTCATTTGGACTGAGTCAATGGCAGACGCGGCCGGTGTAAAGCGTGTCACAGCGGGCACGATGTCCATAGCGACAGCCGGTGTGACGCCGCTCTCAAACGGGTTCAGACTCGGCACTGATGGTGACATGAACGTGGCAGCTGAGCTGGTCCATTACGTGGCACACGAATAGCAGGCAAGCACTTCCACGGGTGGCGCTCTGAGTTTCCGTTCTCAGAGCGCCACCCTCCAAACGAGGTGAATAATGGCATCCAAAACGTTCAAAAGGTCGCCTGCGATTGCGCCTGACTATGTGCTGTACAGAGAAGTAACGGCTGCGCCGGATTCATTGCCTGAGACTACCAAGGGCCATGGCATGAATATGGGCCATCATCGCTTCGCACACATCCAGGTTGTGGCGAGCGGCGGCGCCAATCCCAATGTCGCAGTGCTTTGGTGGTCAGAACATGCTGGCAAGTTTGTCCAAGAGCATACTGCCATTGCCAAGGCCGGAGTAGGCGTCAACACGCCCTATGAATTCACGGTGGAAGCGGCTGGCCGCATCCTGTTTGTGGCAGTCACCGGAGGCTTGAGCGCAGGCGGCCACAAGGCTAAAATCTTGGTGTCTGGTTACGACATGGACCACACCCAATAGCAGGCGTGAGCAGTGTGTCTGTCATCCCGATGTTACGCAGTTCATCCAAGGCGTTGGATGAAGCAGAGCGTTCTGAGCTTGTAGGGTATTACGACCACTACAGAGCCATCAAGAACGAGTGGCTGAAGCGCCAAATCATCGACAACAACCGGATTGACTTGCTGGCAACCGAGGTGCTGGGCTACCAGGTCTTGCCCTTCCACCTGTCGATGATGCAATTCCAATTCGAGCACCCAAACTCGCTCCAGTTGGCATTCCGTGGTGCTGGTAAATCAACCGTTTGCACCATCGCCAAGACAATCCATTATCTCCTGAAGAATCCCAATCTCAGGATATTGATTGCCTCCAAAACGTCTCAGAACGCCGAAGGATTCTTGAAGGAAATCAAAGCCCATTTCGAGTCCAACGACAAGCTCAAGGAGATATTTGGGCAGTATTACGACCCACGCAAATCCACAAAATGGGACAACCGTGAAATTGAAGTCTTGCCTCGGACATCCAGAGCTAAAGAGGCAAGTGTCACGTGCGTCGGTGTTGAAGGCACAATCGTCGGCAAACACTATGACATCATTTTGGCTGACGACCTCTGTGACGAGGACAACACTCGCACGGAATACATGCGCAACAAGACCAAGACGTGGTACTATCAGACGCTGGACCCGACCCTGGAACCACCTGATTCAGAGGTCGAGCACCGAGGTGAGTACCACCGCTTGGGGACCAGGTATCACTTTGATGATCAGTATGGCCATCTCATCGAGAATGAGTTGAAAGACCATCACCAAGTCATCAACGCGCTCGATGAACACGGCCGCTCGCCTTGGCCTGAGAAGTATCCACCCGAGTGGTTTGCTGAGAAACGACGCCGGAGCGGTGTCATCATCTTCAACGCCCAGTACCAATGTGACACGGAGGCAATGAAGGGTGAAATCTTCCAATATGACGATTGCCAGTTGATCGAGGCAGACCTCATCCCCAAAGACCTTCGCATCTTCATCGGGGTGGACCTCGCCATTGGTGAGAAAGAGCAAAACGACCATTTCGCGCTCGTTGTGATCGGGGTGGACCGAGACAAAAATTATTATGTTCTAGACTTCTATGACGCACAGCTTCGCTTCGGCGCCCAGACCTCCGCCATCGTGCGATACTACATGAAATGGGATCCAATCCGGCTGGGCATTGAAACGAATGCGTATCAGTTGGCGCAGTATCAGACGCTGAAGGATGAGGAAGACCAGGACATGCGTCTGAAAGCGGTCAACACCGACAAGGACAAGATTGCTCGGGCGTGGAAACTGTCCAATATTTTTGAAGACAAGAGGATGTTCTTCAAGAAGGGCGGCAACGTCCACATGTTGATCGAACACCTCGTGTTGTTCCCCAGCAAGCCATTGAAAGACCTATTTGACGCTTTGGACATTGCTGTCCGAGTCAGCAGAATCAGGAAGCGGCGGCGACGCAACGAACCAGGCATCATTTGAGGGAGTGCACCATGGCCAAAGTATCCAAAATCACAGAATTGCCTCGGGCATCGACAACCAATGCCGTGGGCAACACCGCCAATCGGAAAGCGCTACAGCAAATCAAGGCACGTGTCATCGAGGTCAACACCCAGAAGTCCATTGACCAAGCTGGCCGCAACCCGTCCATTGTGGAGCCTGAAGACCCGTTCTATTCATTGTCCCACAAGGGCCTGACCATTGAGCCTCCCTTTGATATGCTCACCCTTGCCATGTTGGGTGAGCACAACGCCGAGCTAAACCAGTGCGTTGAGGCGATGGAGGTGAACATTGAAGGTTTCGGCCACCGCTTCGTGCCACGGGTGAAGGCACCGGACGGCGAACAGTTGCCCAAGAAGCTCGGCAACTTGGTGAACAGGGAGCGAGTGCGGCTGATCAATTTCTTTGAATACGCCACGCAAGAGAGCTTCAAGATGTTTCGGCGCAAGCTGCGCAAGGACTTGGAGTTCACTGGCAACTGCTATTTTGAAGTGATCAGGAATGCGGCTGGCCGCATCCAAGGGTTCACGCACATCCCCAGCTATCAGATGCGGATGGGGCGTTTGGAGGAAGAACCACGTTTAGTGGACCGGAAGGTGTTGGAGCTTCAAGAGGATAATTCAGTCAAAGTGATCACCATCCAAGAGTGGCGGCGCTTTCGACCATACATCCAGTCCAAGGTGATTCACCGTCGCAACCTGTCGGCTTTGGGCGGTTGGAAGCTGCGCTGGTTCAAGGATTTTGGTGACCCCAAAATCTATGACAATCGGACAGGACAGGAGGCGGATGGCACGTTGGAGCCGAAGTATCGCGCCAACGAGATTATCCACACCCGTATCTATTCGCCACGCACCTCATATGGGTTGCCACGCTACATTGGCAACCTTCTGAGCATCTTTGGAGACCGAGCGGCTGAGGAAGTCAATTTCATCACCTTCAGGAACAACAACATTCCATCGATGGTGGTGGCGGTATCCAACGGCCAGCTCACAGAAGGCACGGTTCAACGGATTGAGAGCTTTGTGGAGAGCCAAATTCAGGGCTCAGACAATTACAGCAAGTTTCTCATCCTGGAAGCTGAAGGCCTGATGGAAGGCGAGGATGGCGGCAACATCAAGATGGAGATCAAGCCGCTGACCAAGGAGCAGCACAAGGATGCGTTGTTCCAGAATTACAGCGGCAACAATCGAGACCAGGTGCGCCGAGCTTATCGATTGCCGCCCATCTTTGTCGGGCGCTCTGACGACTACACCCGAGCAACGGCCGAGTCCAGCCGGGTGCTCGCTGATGAGCAAATCTTCGCGCCCGAGCGCGATGAGGTCGATGAGCTGTTCAATCGCATCATCTTCCCTGAGATGGAGATTGTTTATCACAAATATAAATCGAACAGCCCTAACACAACGGACAACCCACAGCTGGTAAAGATACTGGCAGGTGCAGAGAAAACAGGAGGAATGACACCGAGGATTGCCAGAACCATCCTTGAAGACATACTCAGTGCCGACCTTCCTGACTTCCCTGCTGACTTCCCAGCCGACACCCCATTCAGTCTCACGATGGCGGAGGCAGTGAAGAACAAAGCAGAGCCGAATGAGCCGGGCCAGCAAGTCACCGCGCTGAAGCGGCTTTGGGATGTGGATGACACGGTGAGCGAGCCCGAGATGATCGAGGCCGAGTGCTTGAAGTGTGGTAACACCGAAATGGTCTCTGGGGTGGACACGAGCGATGACCCAGTTGTGGATTATCTGATGCGTATTAACAAGCGCATCGAATCCAAATGGGAAAAGGAAGTCCAAAAATACACAGACGCAGAGGATGTTCAGCTCTGGGATGAATGAGGCGTCCAG